CCTCAATTTGGTAAGGTACAAATTAGTATAAAACCAAAAAACGGTACATACGTATCTGATTTTGATAAACAGCAGATAAAAAGTAAGTTAAAAAGTTATGCAATTGCTGGAATTAACTCTGAAATTGTAGATTTAAAACTATTATATGTTGAAATTGATTCAACAATCTATTATGACACCTCTAAAATTGCAAATTCCAATAAATTAAAGTCAGATGTATCAAGTTCTCTCACAACTTACTCAAAAAGTGTAGATATTAATAAATTTGGTGGAAGATTTAAGTATAGTAAGATATTGCAGTTAATTGATAGAGTTGATAATGCAATTACTTCTAATATTACTACAGTTAAGATTAGAAGAGACTTAAAAGTACTAAAAAATCAATTTGCACAGTATGAATTGTGTTTTGGTAATAAATTTCACATAAATCCAGAAGGATTTAATATAAAAAGTACTGGATTTAGTGTAAATGGTGCAACTAATATTGTTTATTTGACTGATGTGCCAAATAAAGATGCTAATGGTAAGTTAGATGGTAGTGGAATGGGTATATTGAGTGCAATTACCCGAAATCAGAAGGATGAATTAAGAGTTGTTGTTAAATCTGTAGGAACAGTTAACTATAATAAGGGTGAAATAATACTCAATACAATAAACATTACATCAACTACTGCTGCAAATGATTTAGTTGAAATACAAGCATTTCCAGATTCTAACGATGTGGTTGGATTGAAGGACTTATATCTACATTTTGACGTTTCAAATAGTAAGATAAATATGATTAAGGATGTAATTGCTTCTGGTGAAGATGTTTCAGGAGTTGTATTTACAAGAGATTATTACACATCAAGTTACTCTAATGGAGATCTAGAGAGAAAATAAATGAGCATAGGCATTGATAAGAGAATACAAGTCAATAAAGTAATTGAAAGTCAGTTACCTGAATTTTTAAGGTCGGATTTTCCACTTGCTACTGAATTTTTTAAACAATATTATCTCTCACAAGAATTTCAAGGTGGTGTAACCGATTTAATTGATAATTTTGATCAATATTTAAAGGTTGATAACCTAGTTCCTGAAGTTGTTTATGGAACTACTACCTTATCTTCTGCAGTTTCTACTTCAGATACAACAATTACAGTTGAATCAACTAAGGGATTTCCTGATCAATACGGTCTTTTAAAGATTAATGGTGAAATTATTACCTATACATCTAAAACTGACACTACTTTTATTGGTTGTATTCGTGGATTTAGTGGTATAAGTGGTTATAATGTAGGAATAGCAACACATTTAGATTCAGTTAATAGAGAAAATTTAACTTTTGAGGATACAGAGGCAGAATCTCATCTTACAAGTGCGACTGTCATAAATTTAAGTGTATTATTCATACAAGAATTTTATAAAAAATTAAAGAAAACTTTTTTACCTGGTTTAGAAAATAACGATTTTGCTAAAGATCTTGATGTTGGTAATTTTATTAAGAATGCAAGGTCATTTTATCAATCAAAAGGTATTGAAGAGTCTATTAGAATCTTATTAAGAGTTTTATATGGTGAAGATTCTATAGTATTAGATTTAGAAGAACGCTTAATTAAACCATCAAGTGCAGAATTCATAAGAAGAGAAGTTGTTATTGCTGATAGAATCAGTGGTGATCCACAAAAATTAGTAGGTCAAACTGTATATAAATCAACAGATTTGCAAACTAATGCTTCTGTATCTGAAGTTGAGATATTAACTAGAACTGGTGTTGGTACAGATGCTCCAAAAGTATACTATAAACTCTCATTATTCGTTGGATATAACGATAGAGATTTGATTGAGGGTACATTTACCATTCCAGGTAAAACAAAGGTGTTAGAACCCGTTTCAGCAGGGTCTTCTATCGTTTCTGTGGATTCTACCGTTGGATTTGCTCAGAATGGATATGTTTTATGTGGTATCAATTCAGTAACATATACTTCAAAATCAGTTAATCAATTTTTTGGATGTACTAATATAGTTGAACCTATTGGAATTGGTTCAGAAGTTAGAGCAAATGAGGTTATATTTGGGTATGAAGATGGTGATTTAGATAATAAAGTAGAATTAAGAATTACTGGAGTTTTATCTGAATTTAAAATAGTTTCTGATATTTCACTTGTAAGTGAAGGTGAACGAATATATGTTAAAAATGTTGGTGAATCTATAGCAAATCCATCAAATATTCAATCATATAAGGAAATATTTGCAAATTCATGGATTTATAATACTAGTTCTAGGTATCAAATAGATCAAATTAGTGGTTCTACCATTATGGTATCTGATGATATTGATAAGTCTAGTTTAAAAGTTGGTGATATAATTGAAATATTATTACGCAATTCAGAAAATGTTGTATCACCATTTGCTGAAGTTATTAATATTGACTTAACAAAGAATGAAATAATAGTTAATGGAATATCTGGATTTACTCCTGTTGTTGGATATTATTATGATTTAAGAAGAAAATTAAAGAAATCTTCTAGTAACGGCATAGAAATTTTAGAAGGTAATAATAATATCTTAGCAGATGTTTTAAATGTTTATGTTGATGATGATAAAGATGCATTTGTTGCTTCTAATTCACTTCCAAGTTATACGTTAAAATCGGATCTTAAAACAACTTTAGTTACTATATCAACAACATCTAATCAACTTGAAGGTTATAATAATATGACCGATGATTATGATGTAATTATTGCAGAAGGTGGGCAAGAAATTGAATTAATAACTGGGGATTCTGTAATTTATACTTCAGAAAACTCATTAACAACTTTAGTTTCTGGTGATTTGTATTATATTGAAGTTGTAAATATAAATCCTGGTAAAATTAGGTTATATAAATCAAGAGGTTTAATTGGAAATACAACAAATTGTGTTAGATTTAATGCAAAGGGTGATGCAATAACATCTTCTCATACATTTACTAAGTCATCAGAATATAATAAGAAGTTAAGTTCAAATAAGATATTAAGAAAATTCCCATTATCACAAAATTTATTTGTTTCTGGAAAGAATGAAACTCCAGTTAATACTATTGGTATGTTAATTGATGGTGTTGAGATAAGAACACCTATATCTGAAGATTATATTTACTATGGTCCTGTAGAATCTATAGATGTATATAATAGTGGAGATGGTTATGATGTTATAAATCCACCAAAAATATTGGTTGATGATAGTCTTGGTGGAGGAACAACTGCATTATTGGAACCAGTTATTGTTGGATCTGTTAAAGAAATATTTGTTGATCCACATGATTTTGATATTGATGATGTTAAAACTATTTCATTAACTGGTGGTAATGGATCAGGTTGTATCTTAGAACCAGTTATCGGGCAGAGATATAGAGAGTTAGAATTTGATAGTAGAGATATTTTCTTCTCTGGTGGATTATCTATTGATGATGAAACAATTACATTTAAGAAAGAACATTATTTAAATGATGGTGAAGTTGTTTATTATAATAATAATGGAAACCCAAATATTGGTATTGGTGGTTATAAGGATGTCTCAAATGTTGCTACTGGAAGATTAGCAACAGGTACTCCATATAATGTTAGAGTAGTTAATTCAAAAACTATTCAGATATACAATACGTATGGGGATGCAAGAAGTGGTATTAATACTATTGGTATTTCAACTGCTACTAATGCTGCTGGTATTCATAAGTTTAGAACTGCATCTAAGAAAACCTTACAATCAGTTAAAATATTAAATTCTGGTTCTGGTTATACTCATAGAAAATTAAATGTTAAACCATCTAATGTTTCTACAAGTTATTCAAAGATAACTTTTAAAGGACATGGATTTGCAGATGGTGATTTAGTTGAATATAGTAATACTGGTAGTGGTAATTCAATTGGTGGATTAAATGTTACTGATTATTACATATTAAAAATTGATGATAATTCTTTTAGATTAGCAGATTCAAAAGTTACTTATGATAGAGGTGATTATGTTCAACTAACTTCTCAAGGAATAGGATTACAGACATTCAAATATCCAGATATTAAAGTAAATGCAGAAGTTTCTTTTGCTTCAACAGTTACAGGATCATTTAATTTCACTCCTGTTGTTACTGGTAAGATAGTTGATTCTTATCTTTATGAAAATGGAACTAAGTATGGATCTAAGATATTAAATCTACAAAAAAATCCTAAAGTAGATATTCAAAATGGAAAAGATGCTATAGTAAAAGGATCTATAGTTAATGGTAGAATTGTTGATGTACAGGTTTTAAATAAAGGAAAAGAATATTATTCTCTTCCAGAAATAAGTGTACAAGCAACTGGAATAACCACTACTAATGTAATTGGAAATGGTGCTATTCTTAAACCAGTTATTAGTGATGGTAAGTTAATTAAAGTAGATGTAATTAATAGTGGTATAGGATATACTGATTCCAAATCAGTATTTACTGTTAAATCTAGAGGATCAAATGCATTATTTGAACCAAGAGTTAGAAAATTAACGATTGATAATAATAAGAGACAAGGTACATATAATCTATCTGCAGATGGTGGTGATAATTTATATCTTAGTATTCATGGATATTCTTCGGATATTGCAGATTCATTCTCTGATAATGGAGGAAAACATTCTCCTATTATTGGATGGGCTTATGATGGAAATCCAATTTATGGTCCATATGGATATACTAAAGTAGATCAGTTAGGACCTTCTGTTGGTATTGTAACTTCTGGATATAATTTAGATGCATCTAAAGTAATAGATCGTCCAACTACAGCAGAATTTGAAGAAGGTTATTTTATTGAAGATTGGCAATATACAGGATCTACTACTCTTGATGAACATAATGGTAGATTTTGTAAAACTAATGAATTTCCTAATGGTGTCTATGCATATTTTGCAAGTGTACAGCAAAGTACACAAACTAATACCTTAGAACCAAGATTCCCTTATTTTGTTGGTAAAACTTACAAATCACCTTACATATCATCAAATACAACATTAACACAAGAATTTGATTTCAATAATTCCAATTTAGCAAGAAATACCTTCCCATATAAAGTTGGTAATGCTCTAGCTGATAATGATTTTATCGTAGAATCAAATGAATATTTGAGACAACTTACTAATGTTGAATCTGTAACTACTGGTGAAATTGATGACTTACAAGTTTTAGATGGTGGAACTGGATATAAAGTAGGTGATTATACAGATTTTGATGATATTGGAACTAATGGTACTGGTCTTCGTGGTCAAGTTAAATCTTTAGTTGGACTTGGAGTTTCAGAAATTACAACTGAATTAGATAGATATGAAAATGCATTGTTTACTTGGAAGAATGCTAATGAAGTTGTAGCAAAATATGAACCATTTATAGAATTAAAAGATCAAAATACTGTTTCTATTTCTGGTTTAAGTAGTTCAATAGTTCATCTTACAGATTCATTCTCTGTTGGCGTTAAAACTGATACTATTGGACTAGCAAAATCTATGACTGCAAATGTAGTTGTTACTGGTAGAGTTGATGATATCTATGTTAATGTAATTCCAAATACAGTTTCAATTGGATCAACTATAAAAATTAATGATGATGAGTTAGTTAGAGTTTTAAACATTTTTGATGTAGGATCTATATTAAGAGTAAAACGCTATGGTGTAGGTGCTGCTCATACTTATGGATCTAAACTTGATGTATTGAATCAAGAAATTACTATACCAGTTAAGACTGAGAAGTTTGATTCTACATTTAATGATTTGGTATATTTCAATGCGAAACAATCAGTTGGACTTGGGACAACTGCAGGTGGTGGGATTGAAACATTAGCAAGAAATGGCGAAACATTATTAGAAGTTCCAATTCCAACAAGGGTAATATATCTTCCTAATCACCCATTTACAACAGGTCAAGAATTAACATTAAGAAAGAGAGGAACTGCTACTTCTTTAATTGTTGGTGATCAAAGTGTACCACTTAATCTTTTTAATATTCCTGATGTAACTACAGATACTTCAACTGTTTATGCTATAAACAAAGGTCAAAATTATGTTGGATTAGTAACTCAAAGAACATTAATAGGTAGTACAAGTGAAGGATTATTCTTCCACGGTAATGGATCTGATGATTATGAATATTCATTAGAATCTAATCATAATCAGGTTATTGGTGATATTGATCAAATAACCTCAACAGTAGTTACAAAAATAGCAATAGCAAATACTACAACTCATGGATTACGTAACAATGATGTAGTTAATTTGGATGTCACACCTAATACTATTGTAGGAATAGGTAGTACTTCTCCATTAAGTCTTTCATTTAATAATGAATTTCAGAAGTTATTAGTTAATAAAGTTGGATTTAATTCTACTGGTATTAATACTACAACTTCTTCTATTACAATAAATGATCACGGATATAAAACTGGAGATAAGGTTTTATATGAAAGCAGTGATCCTGCTGAAGGTTTAGATAATCCTTGTTATTATATCTACGAATTGAGTTCAAATGAATTTAGTTTGGGTGAAACTTTAAAAGATATACAGACTCAACCACCATTATTGGTTGGTATTACTTCAACTGGTGGACAAAATCATAGTTTTGGATTAGTTAATCCTCAAATTAAAGTTACTAAAAATTCTAAGTTATCATTCAATGTTTCTGATAGTTCTTTATTAGGTCATAATCTTAGATTCTTCTACGATAAAAACTTTAATAATGACTTCATTAGTGCTCAAGATACAAGCGTATTTAATATATCAGGATTTGGTACATCTGGAATAGGTACTCAGTCAACAGTAACTCTATCATTCTCAGAAACAGCTCCATCTCAATTGTATTATGCTATAGAGAAGGGTGGATATATTAGTACTGCAGATCCATTAGTTTCAAATTACTCAGAAATTAAATTTGTTGATAGTAAATATAGTGGAAATTATAGTATTTTTGGGATAACATCAGATACTTTTAAAGTTTCTCCAAGATCAATTCCTGAACTTTTATCTTATAAGGAAGATCAGTGTGAAAAACTTGAATATTCTACTGAATCTAAGCGTATTAGTGGATCAATTAAGGATGTAAAAGTGATTTCTAAAGGATTTAATTATAAGAGTATTCCTAAATTTAAATCTATAGTTAGTGCACAGGGTAAAAATGCAAATATCGTAGCACTTTCCACATCGATTGGTAGAATTAATGATGTAAGAATAGTTGATATTGGATATGAGTATCCATCAGATAAAACTTTAAGTCCAGAAGCATTTGTTTCTCCAGTTATTAGGATTGATAATGTAGATACTATTACTGATATTAATGTTATTGATGGTGGAAAGCAGTATTTGACTGCACCTGATGTTATTGTATATGATCCAGTTGATGATAAAGTTGTTGATGATACTTCTCTAACGGCAAACACGCCATATCAATCAATTTCTGATATTAATATAATTGCACCAATTCAAGGATTAAATTCTGTAAATCATAAGATTCTTACCATAAACAATTCAAATGGTATAGGAATTAACTCTATGACTGGTGGTGGATCAGGAATAGTTACTTGTGTTTTAGAAACTCCTATTAATGGATTTGTAGATCCTCCATTTTCTGTTGGTGATGAAATATTTGTAGAAGGTGTTGAATTATTCGGTGAGGCAGGAATAGGAACACAAGGTAATACTAATTCTTCTGGTATTGCTACAGGTGGGGATGGATATAATTCCTCAAACCATCAATATAGATTCTTTAAAGTTGATGATTATATAAATTCAAATCCTGCAGTTATTAAGTATAGTTTAGTAGGATTAACGACAAATCCAGGTATTGCAAAAACATTCCAATCTGGATATGCAAATATTATAAACAAAGATAATTACCCAACTTTTGAAGTTATTCAAGAACGTGGTTCATTTAAACTTAATGAAGTACTTCATATTGAACAAAATGGAAAATTTATTGAAAAAGATTTAAAAATAGTAGAATCTAGAGAAGATTTTATTAAAGTTGATGGTATATATCAACTTAGTATTGGTGATAGAATAAAAGGAACTAATAGTAATGTTAGAGCAACAGTAACTGGTATTGTTGGAAATAAAGCAAAATTTAAGGTAGATTATTCTAGTCGCCAAGAATATGGATGGGTTGATAATACTGGAAAGTTAAATGAAGATTTCCAAGTTATTCCAAATAATGATTATTATCAAAATCTCTCATATTCTATTAAGAGTAATGTTACATGGGATAATCTAGTAAATCCTGTTAATAGATTGGTTCATCCAGCAGGTCTTAAGAATTTTGCCGATGTTGGTATAACATCTTCTGTTAATGTTGGCATCGGAACTACTGTTCAAGTAACACCAGTTATTGTGGTTGATCTTTTAGGTGATAAGAGAGTTGATACGATTAACAATTTTGATTTTGGAAGAGATTATGATGCTAGACCAGAAGTAAATCCAACAAAATCGAAATTTGCTACTTTTGAAAATACAAAATTAACAGATTATACATTATGTAAATCAAATAGAGTTCTAATACACGATGATATAAGTGGTAAATTCTCTAGTAAAGGTTTTCAAGATGTATTCCGAGAAATTGAAGAAGTTGATGGTGCATTTACAAAGTATCTTGTACAAGTAACTGATGCAGATACATTAGATCTTCAATTCTCTGAAATAATTGTATTATCTACAACTAATGATGCTATTTTAGTTCAAAAAACATCAGATTATACTAAACATAAATTAGGTGATTTTGAAGCAACTGCTGATCTTTTTGGAAGAAAAGCGTTAAATTTCTTACCAGTTGAGAAATATGATAGGGATCATGATATTAAAATTCTTAAAACAGAATTTATTACAAATGCAATTAAAACTGAAGCAACATCAATCGGGCAAATTGATATAACTGGAGCAAATATTAAAGTTGCAATTGCTAGTACCGATACAAATGATAATGTTATTGGATTTAACACAACAACTATTGCACAGTTTTCTGATACAGATTTCAATGGTTTCTTTGCTGATGTGCTTGTTCAAGATGATATTACAAAAGAAATTAATTATGGTGAAATTATAGTAGATTTTGATGGAACAAATATCTATTATGCAGAGAGTTATGTTGATACTTTAAAT